CTGGTCCTGGTGATCCTTTACTTCATCTTGTTCCTTTATTGCCTCATCAGATTGATCCTGATATGTACAATGAGGTGGGTATCAATTGTCCTGATTACCCATTAGCTCATGATCCTAAACGATTGTTGTTGGTTAGGTCAGAACATCGTGCTGATCGTATGAAGGCAAATCCAATTGTGCAGGCTCATGTTATTGTTGCTCAGGATGTGTCTCATGCCTTATTAACGGCACATAATCCTCATTTATATCATGATATAGTAGAGGAATGGCTTGAGGCTAGTGATCAATTTTTACGTGCTGTTTTTGATGTTGTCGAGTTTCGAGTTGACTATGATGAAGATGGTCTTCGAATAGTTAATGCATGTGTTGAGACTGTTTCAGGAGTTTCAAGACGTCTCGAAAGGGACTCTCGACGCGGAGGTCGATTGACCAAGCATGCTCGACAGGCTTGGATTGGCCAACAGCAATTGTCTGCTAGAAATTGGATCAGAGCTTCCCGTATAAAATCTTATCGAGAAGTTTTCTATCTCTGGGTTAAACCAGAAGAACCTTTACGAATAACTCCTAGTGCGAAGAAATACTTTAAATTAGTTGGAGCTATTCCTTACTTCACTGATGTTTTTGATGCATTAAGGCGAGTTCGTAATGTTATTTTTAAAATTGAAGATATTGTTCCAAAAGCTCTGCTTAAAGCAGAGCCAGAAGACACTTCAATTATATTGTCTAGACCTTTTTTAACCAACTCAATGGTGGTTGAGAGATTTATTTATATGCAATTTATTTACCGGATGAAGCGAGTGCCATCTGATTCAGAGATGTTTCAGTTAATTCGAATTTCTCCATTTGCTGGTGCATGTGATGGATTGGCTTTTTGCTTGGCATTACGTGATCCAGCTTTTCGTTTTTCTTTAAGTAAACATGACCCTATTGATAGGGATCGTGTTACGATGAGAATGATCTGGTTTTGTGTTATCTATTCTTCTATTGATTTCATTATTGCAAGGTTGTTGCAATTGAGATTATTTGGAACAGCTTTGTTATTTTTCTTTTTAATAGTTAGGGATCTAGACTGGATTTATGCAATTTTGGGATTAATGTACTGGTTAGGTACTGGCACTGCCTCCCAATATATTTCAAATATGATGCCTCGTGACAAATACTTAGTCCAGAAACAAGTAGCTGCTGTATGTACACAGCTAGTTCCCACTTTAATGGACAATGTGGTCCCAGGTATTCATGCTTTTTCACAATTGCTCCCTAATATGGTTTTAGCTGTATCTGCTGGATATAAAGCAAAAATTGTTGCTTCTGGAGCAGCTTATAGGGTTCTGACTGGTCAATCGAATCGATGGTCTATGCCAGTACGGCAAATTATGGACTCATGGATAGTCAAGTCACAGCCTGATTTTGTTAAACCGATTGTCATGGTCGTGGCTGGTGTTGGCACAGGGAAATCGACTTCTCTTTATGCCACTATGTTTGATATGACTCCTATTAATAGAATCTTTTCGATTGTTCCGACAAATTTGATGGTTGGGGCTTATGTTAATCCATTCGTGCCTCCTGATAATATTCATCGAATTTTTGCTGGAGATTCT